GAAGAACTAACCGATGAAACTACATTTGATAAAATAAACCTATCAATACGACAAAAAGGAAAACAAAACAGAATTATATTAATTCTAAATCCAGCAACAAAAGAGCATTGGATTTATAAACGTTTCTTTGAAGAAAAAGGAATACAAGAGGGGTTTAATGGAATAAAAGATGATGTAACATACATACATACAACTTATTTAGATAACATCGAAAACTTAGATGATAGTTTTATAAATGAGGTGAAAAGAATTGAGTTAACCAACCCAGACAAATATAAACATCAAATATTAGGTGGTTGGCTAAATAAAGCTGAAGGAGTTGTGTTTAGTAATTGGAAAATAGATAGCTTCAAAGACTTAGGCAATAGCATATACGGTCAAGACTTCGGGTTCAGCATAGACCCTACTACATTGTTGCAAATAAGTGTAGATAAGTCTAACAGATTAATTTACGCTAAAGAATTATTATACAAACCAAATTTAACTACATCGGAAATCTATATCGAAAATAATCGTTATTGTGGTAATCGTGGATTAATAATAGCTGATAGTGCTGAACCTCGTTTGATAGCTGAGTTAAAGCAAAGGGGATTAAATATAAAAGGTATTGATAAACCAAAAATAATAGACCGTATCGCATTAATACAAGACTACCAAATAATAGTTGACCCTGACAGTACAAACTTAATAAAGGAATTGAATAACTACGTTTGGCACGATAAGAAAAGCGAAACACCGATAGACGATTATAACCACTTACTTGATGCATTAGGGTACGCTGTTTGGAATTACATCGGCAGACCAAATAAAGGAAATTACATTTTCGACTAAATACATTATATAAATATGAAATTAATAGTTCCAACAAAGCTCGAAGAAATAACGGTAGAGCAGTTTATTAAATACAACCGAATGATTAACATCGAGGGTTTAGAACAAGACGCTTTAAATCTCGGTATTGTTTCATGCTTTTGTAACATCAGTTTAGAAGATGCTTTGAAAATATCATTAGCAGACGTAAACGAAATAGTAGAACAAGTAAACGAGGTATTAAAACAAAAGGTAGATTTCAATCCGATTTATAAAAACTTTGGTTTCATTCCGAACTTTGACAAATGTACGATTGGAGAGTACACCGATTTAGAGCGATACATTTCAGACTATGAAAACTATCATAGAGCGATGGCAGTAATGTTTAGACCGATAACAAAAAAACTTTTAGGTAAGTACACTATCGAACCATACAACGGAACTGATGCTTATTGTGATGAAATGTTAAATGTTCCCGTTACATATTTACTAGGTGCGATGGTTTTTTTTTGGAATTTAAACACAGACTTGTTAGCAGCTACGAATGTTTATCTACAACAACCGAAAATAATGAGCGAAATATCGGGCAATCTTTCGGACAAAAGTGGGGTTGGTATCCAAGCATTGATGCAGTTGCTAAAGGACGCAGAATTACTATCGAAGACGCAATTGAATTAAACATACATACATTTTTGTATGACTTAGAATATAGAATTGACTTAGCAAATGAGGAAGCAAAACAATTAAAACAAAAAAATGGATAACGAATTTATAACAGTTATAAACTACCTAAAGGATTTACTTATCAATGATGACGATATAAACATTGTTACTCATGGTGTTAGCAACGATATTGACTTAGATAAAAAAACAAACTATCCTTTGGCTCATATTCAGTTTCTAAACTTTAATCCTGTTTATCAATCTGGCATGATAAGTTTTCTATTTGAAATACATGTCTTAAACATTAGGGATGTAAATAAAGTTCCAAGCGGTGATAAGTGGTTAAGAAATGATAATGAATTAGATAACTATAATTTATCTGTAGCGGTTGCAAATCGTTTATTTTCAAGATTAGGAGAACAAAATACGAATGATATTGAATTAGTAAGCCAAACAACACCTCAAGTTATAACGTTGCAGTTTATGAATATGTTAGATGGTTGTAATTTTCAAATCGAACTAGCTATTACTAATCAAGTAAATGTCTGCTAATGGAAACGCCTTATGTAGAAAGTACGCTAGAAGCGTTTAAGAAGTATGTAATTCAGCAATCAAAATCTAATCTAACAAAACAAGATAAAAATGTTAGTAAGGCATTATACAATAGTTTAGGAGGAGAGGTTAAAGTAATGCCACGTTCTTTTGAGTTAAGCTTTCAAATGGAAGAGTATGGGCAATATTTAGATAAAGGGGTAAAAGGATTTATGAGTAGCGCAAAAGCCCCTAATAGTCCGTTTAAGTTTGGAACAGGTACAGGACAAAAAGGAGGTTTAACACAAGGGATAGAAAAGTGGGTTGTAAAAAGAAGATTTCAATTTAAAGATAGAGAAACAGGTAAGTTTTTAAGTTACAAGCAAACAGCATCATTAATAACTAGAAGTATTTATTTAAAAGGAATAAAGCCAACTGAATTCTTTTCTAAACCTTTTGAAAATGCATTTAAAAGATTGCCTGATGATATAGTAGTTGCTTACGGATTAGACTTAGAAACGTTTTTAAAATATAGTGTAAAATGAGAAAAATAGATATAGTTCTTTTAGATAATCCAAGTGATGGTAATGGTTTTGTAATATTATTAAGCGCACCTAATTATTTCTACAGCAATGCGGATGCTAATATTTTTAAAAACACGCCAACTGCTGATAATCATATTTTAATTGGTGGGAGTTTATCAGCAACAATAGATAATTTATACAACAAAAAAGTTTCTGATTATTCAACAAGACCATTTATAACAGTTGTAAAAAACACAAACGGAATTACAATAAAAATTAACGATGACTTATCTACAAGCTCAACAATAAGTATTAATGGCGATATAACTGTTACACATTCAGACGTTGTTGTAGAGCCGTTTACTCGTGATAATATTATACTTTCACGTAGTCCATTTAATTTATTGTTCAGTCCAAGTGCTTTATTTGATATTGTAGCAATGAACTTAACTTGTTACAGAGGCGAGCAGACAACAGATGCACCAGCTACGCCAACGTTCTCTCTTTCAAAAGCTTCTATACAAGCAGGACAAGATACAATCAGATTTGAGATTTCAAAGTTGATTAATGATTATACTAAAAATAATATCCCAACTTTTGGAACAACAGGAGTGTTTACATCAAGTCAGTTTGATAGCGTTTGGATTGATGCCGAAGTAATAGCTTACTACTATGGTAGCGAAATCGGAACGGCTTATAGAAAACATTTAGCAATTGATGGTTATGGTTGGCATACTGAATTATACAATCCTAAACTAACAACAAGCGTATTAACTAGCAATATTAATCACATCGTTTACAGAGGTTCGGATGCCCCTTTATATTTTATTTCTTTAGGTTTGGAAAGTATAGAAGTTGATGGTGTTGATATTCCTTTTACTTTAGATACTACTTTAAACAATCAGATAATCGCTTACATCAATATAGGAGCGTATATCACAACACAAGATAGCTTGGATGTGCTGTTTACCTATGATTACGGAACGGAAACGCATACGTTCACGATAAAAGATAATTGCAAGTATCCACTTTATAATTGTTGGTTTAAAAATAAGTACGGATTTTGGCAATCAATACCATTTAACCTTAGAAGTAAAGTGACTTTGAATGTAGAGAGTTCAGAATATATGCCAGTCGTGTCTGTTTTTGGGGAATATTCTTTGCAATCACACAATAAAAAGACTTACCAACCAACAGCTAAAGAGGTTATAACGTGCAACACCGATTATTTGCCCGAATATATCAACGGCTTAATTGATGAAATGATGCTTTCGGAGTTTGTTTATTTGGAAAATAATGGTACTTATTTGCCTGTAACCGTAAATAAAAAGTCTTACGACAAAAAGACACGAACTTTTGATAAGTTAATACAATATACTTTTGATTTTGAATACTCATTTAGCAAAATGAATAACGTAATTTAATGGATTTACAACTATACATAAAGGATATTGAAAGCGGTGACTACGTTCAATTAGATTTATTTCAAGATGAAAAAGTTGAACTTAATCTAAACGTTAAGAACATCAACGATATATCTAAAATTATTTCAGATTTTAGTCAGCCGTTTACCATTCCAACAACACCGACTAATAATAGGCTGTTTCAGTATTGGTATAATGCAGACGTTGACGGGAATTTTAACGCTAATATTAGGGTTGATGCCTACATTGAAATTAATTCTTTGCCGTTCCGATATGGTTCGTTGCAGTTAGATAGTTGCAAGCTTAAACGTTTAATGCCTTACTCTTATGCCGTTACTTTTTTCGGGGCGGGTGTAAACTTATCCGATAAATTTGGAGACGACCTTTTAAACGTTTTAGACCTTAGCGAGTTTGACCACGACTACAACCAAACGGCTGTTTTAAATGCTATTCAAGGCGACACGATAAATAACGGGGATATATACTACCCACTTATTAATTCACGTACTTATATGACCTTTGGCGATAATAGTTCTATTGATATAAACAACAACGGCAACAACATAATTTATCGTGACTTTAAACCAGCTATTCGTGAAATACGATTAATAGAAGCGATTGAAAGCAAGTATGGGGTAACTTTCTCACGTGACTTTTTTGACCGTTCTATATTTTATAATAAGTTTCTTTGGTGTCATAAAGAAGCGGGGCAAATGCGTACGAGTTCGGATAGCGAATTAGTAAATTTTACAACTAAAACCGCAGAAATTGCTACGGGTTCTGGTTGGGGTTCTGTTGCATACCCTTACGATTTTGCTACAGATGAAATATTTGTAAGATGGCAAGGTTTTCCATCAGTTGTAAATAACCCTTTTTATGGAACTGTTAATAAAAGAATTAAAATAAATCTAAAAATAACAACAAGTTCAAATAACAATTATCGAGTTGAATTATACGACAACGACGTTTTATCAGAAGAGTTTACAGATTTAAACGGAACAACAACTGTAACTCTTTATAATAAAACTATACAAGAGGATAATCAAGACCATAATTTTACTGTTAAGATTTCTGCAATTGAGGGGAATATAACCTTTTCAACTGCATCTGAAATTAATTACATAAGTTCGCTTAGCGGTTATGATAGAACAATTATTATAACTTCTCCAAGTCAAACTACTACAAATGCAGTAGTAAAGATACGTGAACAGTTACCAGATATAAAAGTAAAAGAATATTTCATTTCGCTTATCAATCAATTTAATCTTATCATAAGACCTATTTCAGTTGATGAGTATTACATAGACACTTTAGACAATTGGTATAATAAAGGCAAAGCTTATGATATAAGTGGCTTAGTAGATATTGAAAATATCGAAGTAAAAAAACCAAGTGTAAAAAAGAAAATAGATTTTCTATATCAAAAGACTGATACAATTTTAGGTAAACAGTATTTTGAAAATAATCAGCAATCTTACGGAGATTTAAAAGCTGTTTATAATATTCAAGGCGACGAACTAAAAATAGAAAGTCAGTTTGAAAATCTATTATTTACTCGCTTTGTAGATAGCGGTACAAGTGTAGTTACAGATTTACAAGGTGGTTTTGCCGTAGATAAAAATAACAACCCTGTAAAAGGTAAGGCAATTAGTTTTTATCGAAATGGCGTTGAGAGTTCTGATAATATACATATAAACGGAACGTCTTTAATTCCTATTTGGCATACTGCAACAGAGGATAATTACACATTTGAACAAGTAACAAACAGTTTGAATTTCGGTGCTGACAATAGTAGTTATTTCTATGCTCCTATTGACACGGGGTTATATCACAACTTTTGGAGAACATACATAGAAGATTTATACAATTTAAAAACAAGGGTATTAAATTTGAAATGTAAGTTACCAGTTAGAATATTACAAAGTTTAGAGTTGAACGATAAGTTTATAATTGGCGACTATAAATATAAAATATCTAGTATCAAAGTTGACATTACAAATGGTGATGCAGAACTTGAAGTATTTAGTGATTTATCCACACCGATTGATAGCGTCGATAATATCATTCCTTTAACAGCGGATACTACAGAATATACAGCAGATACAATACTATTAACTGCTGATATGGTTAGTATTTATGACCCTGTAACGTCTTATACTATAAACGGAATTTCATTAACAGAATACAACGCCACAAAAGGTGAAGAGCATTTTGAATTAAGAATATTTGCTAATACTAACTGGACTATTACAGAGGCTTTATCGTGGGTATCGGTAAATAAAACAACTGGAAATAAATCAGACTACGTTAGAATAAGTATAAATAAAAATACATCTACAGCAAGAAGCGGAACTATAACTATAACAATAGGCGCAACAGATTACACATTAACAATAAACCAATTATGATAAAATTAATTTTAGAACTGCTACGCTCTGATGATTGGGTAAATACTAAATCCGAGTGGATAGAATTAGCAAAAGGAAAAAAAGAGTTAGCAACTGATTGGAAAACAGCTAAGAAAAAAATAAAAAGACAATGGTTGAAAAAGTAGTAAAGATAAGTGTTGACCAAGTTCAGGCACAAGGTGGACTTGATAAGTTTATAAGCGGTTTAAAAGAAACGGATAAGCAGACCGAATCTTTGCGCACGCAATTACGTAAAGCACAACAAGATGTAGCGGAATTATCAGCTAAGTTTGGAGCAACTTCTAAAGAAGCCGTTGAAGCTGCTAAGCGTGCTGGGGAACTGAAAGATAAAATAGGAGATGCAAGGTCTTTAACCGATGCTTTCAATCCTGATGCTAAATTCAAGGCTTTGTCCGCTTCTTTGGCGGGTGTCACTTCGGGGTTCGCTGCCTATCAAGGTGCTTTAGGGCTAGTAGGTGTAGAGAATAAAAACCTTGAGCAACAACTTTTAAAGGTTCAGTCTGCTATGGCATTGGCTAACGGGTTGCAGTCTTTAGGAGAAGCACGTGATAGCTTTAAACAATTAAAGGCGGTTGCTATCGATGCTTTTAACGGAATAAAAACAGCTATCGGGTCAACGGGTATTGGTTTGCTTGTTATTGCTTTAGGTGCGATATATACTTATTGGGACGATATAAAAGAAGTAGTTGGAGGTGTAAGCGAAGAACAAAAAAACCTTAACGAACTCACAAACAAAAACCTTGAGGCGGAAAAACAAAAATTATCCACAATGGGTAATCAAGATAATATTTTAAGATTACAAGGTAAGACCGAAAAGGAAATATTACAATCAAAAATAAGACAGACCGACGAGGTTATAAAGGCTACAGAGTTATCTATTAAGAATGCTGAAATAACATTACAATCGCAAATCGAAGCAGAAGCTCGTAACAAAAAAATATTAACTGGTTTTTTAGAAATAATACAATTCGTACCGCTTCAAATATTAAAGTTAGTTGACTTATTAGGAGAGGCAATAGGTAAAAATTTCAACTTAGCAAGTAGATTTAAAGATTTTGCAACTGGTTTAATATTTGACCCAGAAAAAGTAAAAACAGAGGGCGAAGCAGCTATTAAAGCGCAACGCGATAGTTTAGAAAAACTTAAAAATGACCGTGCTGGGTATCAATTAGCTATTAATGAAATTGATAAAAAGAATGCCGACGAAAGAGCAAAGGCAGCCGACGAAGCACGTAAAAAAGACGAGGAAAAAGAAAAAAAATATTGGGAGGATTACGCTCAAAGATTAAAAGCCGAACGTGATAGACAAGTTGAGGAAGAGCGTAGCTTTAACGAAACAATAGCGGGATTAAGACAAACAAAGAATGAGCAAACCGATAATGATTTTGTAGCGTTTACCGAGCAATATAATAAAAACTTTGAGGCTTCATTAGCCTATGAGTTAAACGCAAGGCAAGCCTTTGAGGACGCAAAATTTAATATCGCAAGTCAAGGGCTAAATTTACTTTCTCAAATATCAGGAAAATCAAAAGCATTAGCAACGGGAATTTTGATACTTGAAAAAGGATTAGCAATTAGTCAAGTAATCGTGTCGGCTTCTCGAAGTATAGCGCAAGCACAAGCTAACTTAGCAGCAACCCCAGCAGTTATCGGAGTTGTACCAAATCCTTTGTATGCGGTTCAAGCAGCAGCAACAGCTAAAGGTATAATCACAACTAAAATTGCAGCGGGTATTTCTATCGCTTCAATCCTTGCGCAGACTATTGGAAAATTAAGTGGCGGAAGTGTTGGTGGTGGAAGCTCGTCAGGTGGTGGAGGCGGTGGCGGTGGTGCTACAAGTGTTTCAGCTCCTACTTTCAACATCGTAGGGCAAAATCCTAATAATCAATTAGCGCAAACAATAGGAGCGCAACAAAGACAACCTATTGAGGCTTATGTGGTAAGCGGAAATATAAGTAGTGCGCAAAGTCTTGATAGAAATAGAATTAATACAGCTACTTTTAATTAAGTTGATACACTAAAATAACATTACATTATTATATTATGGAAACGTATCAAGTTTTATTTAAAGAGGGAGAAACTACGGGAGTTTACGGAATTAGTCTAGTAAACGACCCTGCTATGGAAAGCCATTGGATAACACTTTCAAAAGAGCAACTCAAACTAAAATCTGTTGATAACGAAAAGCGTATAGTTATGGGTGCTGTTTTAATTCCTGATAAACCAGTTTACAGAAATCAAAATGGTAAGGAGTTTAACATAGTATTTCCTAAAAATACAATTCGTTTAGCGAGTGAGGCGTTTCTTAAAAATGGCTACCAAAAAAGTTCAACTTTAGAACATGATATTGATGCAAAATTAAGCGGTGTTTCAATTGTTGAAAGTTGGATAAAAGAAGATGAAGTAAACGACAAGTCTGTAAAATATGGGTTTAACGACCCTATTGGAACGTGGTATGCATCAATGAAAGTAGATAATAATGAAATTTGGACTGATTACGTTAAGAGTGGTAAAGTAAAAGGGTTTAGCATAGATGGTTTTTTTGATTTAGAACAAATAAAAATGTCTAAAAACAAAACAACAAACGGCATAGATATATGGTTTGAGGGTATTATGCTAACAAAAGGAAAAATAGTAACTGATTTAGATGGTAATAATTTACCTGATGGCAAATATGAATTGATGACAAATGTTACCATAGATGTAAAAAATGGATTGGTTACAGAATTAAACGAAGTAATTTTAAAAAATGAATTAAATATGAGTGAACAAAAGAGCGTTATTGATACGATAATAAACGCAATTAAAGATGGCTTTTCCTCTTTAAAACTTAATAAAGAAATAGAGGTAAAGTTAGGTAGTGTAAATACAGCTGATGGTAGTGTGAAAATCAATTTTGAGGGCGATACTATTATAGCTAATTTACCCGTGACTATGACAGCACCAGATGGCACAGAATTACCTGTCCCTGATGGAGAGTATGAATTAGAAGGTGGAATGAAAATTTCCGTTTTAGGCGGTGTAGTTGCAGAGGTTTCAACAGCACAAGAAGAGGCGCAAGATACCGAAGAGGAAACACCTATGAACGACCAAGCTAACTTAACAACCGAAGCACCGCAAGTTAAAAGCGAAAGAGTAACGCAAGAGGTTTTTTATCAACTTTCTAAAGAAGATTTCAACGCAATGATTGTTGAATTTGGAAAACAAGTTGATGAGAAAGTAAATGCATTACGATTAGAACTTACAAAGCAACCTGAAGAAGTTGTGGAGTTGACAAAAGCAAAACCAGCGATAGAAAAATCTTGGGAGGAAATGACACCTCTTGAAAGACACAGAGCAAGTAAATTAAATTAACAAAAAACAAATAAAAAATGGCAATTAGTTATTCAGTAGTAAATTACAGAGGTAAGGCAGCAGAGCCTATCACAGAGGAAATCTTATTCGAGAACGATACTTTAGGAAAAGGATTAGTTACTTTCGAATCAGACGTTAAAGCGGAAACAATCTTTACAGAGGCTACCGCATCAGCAACATTACAAGCATACACAAGTGGCGTGCCTACTTCAGCAGGTTCATTGACAGCTTTTGATTATGCAGTTACTCCCGTTAAAGTGCAATTTTACCAAGAGTTTGACCCAAATTCTTTACGTTTTTCTCGTTTCAAAAGAGACATGAAGCAAGGTGCTTGGGAAATTATGAGCGACGAATTCGAGCGTTTGGTAATCGGTGGGTTATATGCTAAACAAGTTTCTTTAGCAGCCGAGTACGAATTTTGGAACGGTGTTAAATCAGCAACTCAAACAGCCGTAGCAGCCTTAACAGCTGGAACAGCTAACACTTCGGTAGGTGCGGCTGAGAAAACATTAATCGCAGCTTTGACCGCTTCTCAAACTGATGGTGTTATAGCTCGTATGATTTACAACGACATCAACTCTTCTGCTACTGCGGGCGTTGGTACTCGTATTAAAGTAGCTGGAACAACCGTAACAGCTTCAAACATCAAAGCAGAGTATGACAAAATCTATGCAGCTATTCCATCGGTGGTATTATCTAATTCGGAAGCACCAAGAATATACGCTCCGAAGTCACACAAACAAATGATTATCCAAGCTAACAACGTTACAACTGACTACACTAAACCGTTTTCAGTTTCCGAAAATGCTGATAGCTTTTATTTCAATGGTTTGGAAATCGTATTCGTTCCAATACCTGAAAAAGTAGTGATTTGTGCCGTGCCATCACACTTGATTTGGTGTACAGATTTGGAAAGCGATGTTAATACTATGCAATTAGATAAAATTGCTAACAACAGAGAGGATATGTTCATCAAACACAACATGACTATCGCTGCTCACATCGTTAACCAAAAGTTCAACGTTCTTTACGTAGGATAATTTACTAACATAACCGCTTCTTAATTGGAGCGGTTTTAAAAAATATTATATATGGCGTGTGATTTAATTACAAAAGGAAGAACGTTACCTTGTAAAAATAGTAGAATTGGCATTAAATATGTCGATTTTGCTAACTTTGACAGCGCAAACGTTTTTACAGTTACGGGGCAAGAAATAGCTACACTACCATCAGGACTTGACGAGGTGTTTAGATACCAAGTAAAAGCAACTGGCAATACTTTAGTTGAAACTGCCACTGTAGATTTAGAAAAAAGAACTACCGAGATTAAGCAAGTGCTTAACTTAGTGTTACAAAAAATGACCAAAGAAAGTGAAGTTGAATTTTTAGCTTTGACTTATGGTATTACAACTGCTTTCGTTCACGACTTTAACGGTAACGTTTTTGCCGTTGGAATTGATACAGGTTTAGACGCTACTTCAAGTACTAAATCAACAGACGATGGCGGTTATAAAATCACTTTAGAAGCAGTTGATACTAAATACAGTCCTTACTTATCAAGTTCAGCTAAAACAGCGTTAGAAGCTTTAGTAAGCACTTCAAACGTAACACCATAATTCTTTAGTTTTAATAGTTTTTTATTAAGGCGGAGTTGATACACTTCGCCTTTTTTACATTATAATATTATGGAAGAAAAGAAACACGTTTTAGACGTAATTCAGTTAGCTAATTACGTTCGACCTGATGTTAAAGAGGTAAGCAATAAAGAATGGGTAATGAACGGGGATAAAAACTCATTCTATACCTACATAATTGAAAGATATAATGGTTCACCAACTAACAGAGCAATCATTGATAGTTATGCGAAACTAATATACGGCAAAGGTTTATATTCTAAACAACAAGCTGTAAAACCGTTACAGTTTGCGCAAGTCCTTCAAAAGTTATCAAAAAAAGATTTACGTAACATTTGCCAAGACTATGCAGTATTTTCGGAAGCTTGTTACGAGGCTATTTATAAAAATGGTAAGTTAGAAAAAATAAAGCACGTACCTAAAAATCAAATCTTACCAAATAAAATGAATGCTGATGGCGATATTGATGGGTATTGGTACTCCCTTGATTTTAACCAACCAAGAAAATACGAACCTATATTTATACCTAAATGGGAAGCGGGTAAAAAGAACGGCTCTTATATTAAAGTTATTAGCTCGTATCAATTAGGAAAGTCTTACTTTACAGACCCTGACTATATGGCTGGATTGGCTTACGCTCATTTAGAAGAAGAAATAGCAAACTTTTGTATTAATTATATTTCCAACGATTTAAGTATTGGGAAAATTATTAATATGAATAGTGGCGAACCTCAAAGCGAAGAGGTAAGAGCGAATGTAAAAAAAGCATTTAAAAAAGAGGGGCAAGGCAGCACTAATGCGGGGAACGTTTTTATTAATTGGAACGATAACAAAGATACGGGAATAACGTTTACAAATATTGAGGTAAGTAATGCTTATGAGCAGTTTAATTGGTTAAGTGAAGAGGCACAAGGAAAGATTTTAACCGCTCATAAAGTAGTAAGTGGAAAAATGTTTGGAATTGATAGGGCAAGTGGTTTTAGTTCAAATGCAGAAGAAATTGAAACGGCTTTTAACGAAACTATGTTAAACGTTATCCAACCTAAACAAGAGGTAATACTCGACGATTTAATGGAAACTTTTACCGATGCTGGTTTTTCTATTGATTTAGATTTTATTCCATTAAGAGAAAAAAAACAACCCGACCCAGTTACATTATCTAACCACGAACAACATCAAGACCCCATCATAGCTGATACATTAGTAGAATTAGGCGAAGTAATTGACGAGAATTGGGAGTTAGTAGATGAAATCGAAGTGGTTGGAGAGCCTAAACTTAGCGAAATAAGTCTTAATTTGGCAAGTGTTCCGAGTTCATTCCCTAACGTAGCGAGTGAACAAGATACATCTTTATTTAAAATCCGTTACAAATATGCTGGAAATCCAAATCCTGAACGTGAATTTTGCGCTAAAATGATGAAAGCTGATAAAGTTTATCGTAAAGAGGATATTGAATTGGCTGGTAGTAAGGTAGTTAATGCTGGGTTAGGCTTAAAAGGGGCTGATACATACTCAATTTGGCTATATAAAGGTGGTGTGAACTGCAAACATTTTTGGCAAAGACAGATTTATTTACGTAAAAATAATGGTAAAATAAGTGTAAATGAGGCTCGTCGTATGATTTTAGACTTAGATCCTAAAGATAGACCTTTAGCAAAATGGCAAGAGAATGACAGTTTAGTAGCACAACCAGCGCAAGCATCGAATAATTATTTTAAAGCAGAGGAATAATGGCAGTATATTTAATAGATTATCAGGCAGGTGAGTTGACAAATAATACTCCTTTAGGTGGTAATATTGATGTTGACCGTTATAAATTTTGCATTTTAGACGCTCAAAACAGTAAGGTTAAAGAATTATTGGGAGACACGCTTTATAATAAAATAGAAAATGATTATATTGCAAACAATTTAACAGGTAATTATGAAACTTTATATAATGAGTTTATTAAACCTATTATAATTCATCAGTCAGCAGTAGAATATCTTACTATTGGTAGTTTTCAAGTTTCTAATGGTGGTATTTACAAACATACACCAGTTAATGGAACACCTGTTGAAATGAGCGATGTTAAATACATAATTGACAGTCAAAAAATGAAAGTTGAAATGTATATGGAACGGGCGCAAAGATGGTTGAATAGAGTAAGACCTGCGGAATATAATTGGTATTATGAAAATATAGTAAATCCTTTTCCTAGAAAAATAGGTCTTTCGTTTGATATTGTTTGTAAAAATACAAAAGAATGGATAGAAAAAAGCGACAACCGAATGGACAACTTTTACGAAAGTTAGAAATATATTTGTCAAAAAAAGAAAAAGAACAAAATGGCTATAAATCAAATAAACGTAGGAACAACAGCAAATGATGGTACAGGAGATACTATTAGAAGTGCATTTCAAAAAGTTAATTCTAATTTTACCAATGTAACAGAAAATGGAGGTTCTGAAATTAACGTAACCAACCCACATACATCAGCACCTTCATCATTAAACCAAGCGTTAGAAGATGTTTATAATAATGCAGGCGGTGGTGGTTCACAAACATTACAACAAATACTCGAAAACGGAGCAACATATACAGCAGATGGTAAGACTTTAACCATATATTCTAATTTAATAAGTATTTTCGATAATGGTACACTGTCATACCTTGATATAGGTATGGGAGATAGTCCTGAAAATGACATATTTATAGCTTATACACCAAATGCAGGTGGTCAAACACAATTGTTATTTCCTAAAACTGAAAGCACAGAGAACGTAGCGTATCAAAGCTATGTTGACACAGGATTATCTGATAAAGTTGATAAAGTAGCAGGAAAACAATTAAGTACAGAAGACTACACAACCACAGAAAAAAGCAAATTATCAGGTATAGCTTCAGGCGCAACTGCTAATGATACTGATGCAAATTTAAAAAACAGAGAAAACCATACTGGCACACAAGCTATTTCCACCATTTCAGGATTACAAACTTATTTGAATAAAATTAACTCAGGTATTGTTTCAAGCGCAGAAAAAACATTGACAAACACAACATCAGCACAAGCCATTTATGATGCTGATTTAGATGCAGAAGCAAATTGTGCCTATGAAATCTTTGGTTCAGCTGATTTTACAGGATTAGCTGTAATAAGTAGCTATTTATCTTTTTCATTATTAGGAACAGCTACTATTGATAGTTTTAGTGTTACAGTATTAGCTAATAAAGCATCAAACAACCAAACTCAAAATATGTCAACAGTTACAAGCAACGGAACACAAATAACATCAAACTCTGCCATATCTTCTGCAAGATTAATATTCTTTGGTACTGTTCGTGTTTCAGGTGCAGGAACAGTTAAACCATCAGTAGCTTTTTCTTCGGCTACAGGTTCTATGAAAGTTTCAGCAAATGCTAAATTTTCATTTAACAAAATAGGCTCTGATACAGTAACAAATTATTAATATGGAACAGCTTTTTTTAACAAAATATAAAATTTCAACGGGTGAATGTTTTGAGCCTAATTATTACGATGCTATTCCTGAAAGCGATGGCATTCACGCTTACACAGAAGATTTGCCAACAGAAAATTATATAAAAAAACATTACAATGCGCAAACAAGAGTTTTCTACGAAGGAGCATCTTCTGAAATTATAGGTAATCGTCTTGCGCTTCATGTTCTTTACCCAGAACTAGATGCAATGCCATATAAATTAATTCAACTTGACAACCTTGAAGGAATTAAACGTGATAGCACATTAGCCGATAAAGGATTGAAAGGCGAAAAAAAATACAAAAAGGATGGCCAACTCGTTTGGAGCTCAGAAAAAAAATACTGGTTCCAGTCTGATGGTTATCCTGATGGCTTCCGTAGAATTACCAAGCTGTATAAAATGAACGGAGAAGTTTTCGACAGTTGGGAAATATTCTATGAGCTTTCAGATGATGACAAAGAATTTTTTAAAAAGCAACAACGCGAATTGATTTTTGAGTATTTCAAATCTCAACAGACAGAGCTTTTCAGCTTATTGTATAGTTTCTTTAAAGAAGAAATTGATAGGTATGTTATGAAAGATGGTACTGAATTAGCAACAGCTTTAACGGATGCTGCTACAAATCATCCAGTGCAATTGGTTCGCGAAACGCTATCAATGGTAGTGCCAACGCTATCAGGCGGAACAACAACAGTTTTACAAGGAATTTTAGACGAATTAGTATAATGACAAAGAATAGGTTCTATACGGATTTCAGCTATACTGAAATAGAAACAGGTCATAATTATATGATGTCTGAGCTTCGTGGATTGGTTTTTAAACATCCAATCAGAACTCTTTTTATGCTCGCTTGGGAAGATTTCAAAAATAACAAGTTTTCATACGACGGAGCAACATTCGTGAAAGAGCGCACAATAGAAACAATCTTTGAAATA